TTCTCAAAGCAACTGGAGTGGCCGGTCAATGGCCGCATGGTCAAGATGCCGCCTGACGACTGGAAGGCCGTGCTGTCGGCAGCGTTCAAGCGCGAGTCAGCGCAAATCGCAATGGGTCTGGACGGCGGCGTGGTGATGCTGGGTATGCGAACCAGCAAGATGCCGAAGGCGCAGTTCAGCGAGTTTCTGGAGTTTCTGCACGCCACTGCCGCCGATAGAAACGTCATCGTGTACCCGGAACCAAACCAAGGAGTGATGTAAATGGCAAAGCCTATAGGCGAACGGCTGCTCGAGGCCGTCAGCATCCTGGAGCAGATCGGGCCTTGCCACGCCGAGGATGTGCAGCGCTTGATGCGCGACATGCACAAAGACCACGGATACAAGTACTTGGGCTGTGCGGCAGATCGCGGCTGGGTCACGGTTACAGGTGGGCTGCGCAAGCGTGTGTACGCCGTTGTGCCGGGGTGGGATGTTGCGGCAAAGATACGGCAGCAGACAGGCGTGCATCCCTTGGTGCGGCCTCGACTGCCGAAGGTACATGAACTGCAGGCGGCGTGGATGTGATGGCAAAACGTAAACCTGTAAAGCGCACGACGCACTACACGCTGCTTCACGAAATCAGCGCCAGCCCGACCGAGCCGCTGCCGCTGGCGTGGCGCACAACCCAGTTGTTCAACATGTGGGATGGCTTGGCTGATCTGGAGAAAGAGCCGAATCCTGACTTGAATAGCTGGCGTGTCTGCTCGGATGCCGTCAACCTGCTGGAGATGCTGGTGCATCAGGAAGTCGCCGAAGACACGCAGGGACTGCTTGACGACGCCACCGAAGCGCTGGCAGTCGCCGGTCAACGGTACCGCAAAACAGGCGCACCGCTGCGATTGACGGGGCAGGGCATCCAGGCGTTGCGGGCGGTGCTGGAGGATTACGCCGAGCTGCTGGGCATGCTGCCAGCCCGGACGATGATCCGCTGCCATAGGCTGACCGAGAAGCGAATCCATGAGGTTTTGAGTCACAAGCGACCGAACGGTGTTGCTGTGATGGTCGTTTGATTTACAAAAAAAGGGCCAGCCATGAACCGTGATAGTCTAAATTTGGATGCGCCATGCGTGGCTGAACGCTACTCAACAGCCACACAAAGCAGCAACCTGCGCTGTGAAACGCGAGAGGACGCGCCCATAGGTGCTGTCGGCGTGATGATCGCTGCGGGCTGGTCCGCCTCGCGCATCGGTGCGCTGCTCATGCGCCTGCACACCAAGGCCAACCGCAACGAGCTAGAGCAGGCATACGAGCAGATCGCAGGCCAAGCCGCACGCTGGGGCATTGAGCGCCCCGAGGCCGTGGCCGCATCCATGCTGGCGTGGTGGCTGTCGCATGTATGCGGGACTTGCCGTGGCGTGCGGTTTGAGTTGATCGCGGGCACACCTGCATTGTCGAACCGTCACTGCAAGTCGTGTAAGGGATCGGGCGAGACGCCGATTCCGCACGGCAGTGCAGGCAAGCGGCTGATCGGGTTCATGGATGACTGCAAGAGCAGGGCCGTGGCCAGCATCAAATACAGACTGAGGCCACAACAATAACGCTTGACACGGTAGCGCTTTACTGTATGCTTCGCACCAAGGAATGCGCAAGCGCCACTTCCTTATCTGTCCGCTGAATGCCTTATTCGGTTCGTCCGATAAAGTAGAGTTCAGTGGATAGCCGACACCATTTGCAAGCCGCCGATAGAAATATCAGGCGGCTTTTTCTTTGTCCGAATGAATAGGCGGCTGTGTGCTGTCGGGCGTTGTAATGAGTCACACGCTAGGCTTGGCGAGCCTTTTACGCATCAATCAAGCCGTGCATCACTCTTTATATAGGCAGCAGAGAAAGCAATGCGCTGCAATCATCCCTTCGTGGAGCCGGAACGTGTAACCGGCAAATTTTCGCAGGCCAGTCCATCACTCAATACAGGCTTTATGCCAATTGGGACTGCGCCCTGCACCTTTCGCCCGATCATTAGCCCAGCGTGAGGGCTAGCAGCACGGGTAAATGTTGCTTATCTCCGGGGTATCGCACCCTTCACGCTGCGGGAACGGTTGGGCCTGGCCGCAAGGCTGAACTCCGAAGGTCGCACATATGGCTACAGATCGCAAGCGGCCCAGCTGGCGCGCAGACAAGCGCAGCAGCTCAGAGCGCGGCTACACCTGGGCATGGACAAAGGCGCGCAATGCGTACCTTGCGGCGCATCCGCTATGTGTGATGTGCCAAGCGATGAACCCGCCGAGGGTGAAGCTGGCAAACGTAGTCGATCACATCATCCCGCATCAAGGGGACCAGACGCTATTCTGGGATAGCGAGGGCAACTGGCAGGCGCTTTGCAAGCCGCACCATGATGGCGAGAAGGCAGAGATTGAGGGTAGGCACAAGGCGAAGGCGAAGTTTGACGCTAATGGCCGGGTCGTCTGGTAGGGGGGGCGGCTAAAAAGTATGGGGCCTTGGGCTTCCAGACCGACTGTTTAACTTCGATTTAACGCTGACGCACAACTCGCCGCCAGAACAAGGCAGGAAACCACATGGCCACCAAACGAAACCGCGCTGACTCTGCTTCCAGTGCTGTCAAGGCTATGGTCAACGCGGCAAAAGATGACATCCAGGTGCCGGCTCATGTGAAGCTGCGCGACGGCGACAAAGTATTTTGGGATGGTGTTGTGCGCGCACGCGCGAGAGACGAGTGGACCGAGACTGATCTGGTGGTTGCCGCCCAGCTAGCCCGCTGCCTGCATGACATTGAAAAAGAGCAGAGCCTATTGGATGCCGAGAGCACGGTGGTTGCCAACGACAAGGGGACGCTGGTGGTCAACCCCCGCGTGTCCGTGCTGGAACAGTTCGCCCGGCGCGAAATGGCTTTGATGCGGACGTTGCGCATGGGCGGCCGCGCTGCTGGCGCTGCCCGCGATGAGGCACCGGCACGCAAGATTGAGCGCCAGTCCCGCAAATTGCGTGAAGAACTGGAAGACGACGAGCTGCTTGCATAGTGGCCACCCGCAAGAAGAAGTTGACGCGAGGGCAAAAAGTTTGCGCGTTCATTGAAAAGTATTGTCTGGCGCCGGAAGGCGAGCACATCGGCAAGCCAATCGCGCTGCAACCCTTTCAGCGCAAGTTTGTGCTAGAGGTCTACGACAGTCCGGTCGGCACGCATACCGCCATCCTGAGTATTGGCCGGAAGAACGGCAAGACCGCGCTGATTGCCTGCCTGCTGCTGGCGCATCTGTGCGGGCCAGAGGCAGTGCAAAACAGCCAGATCGTTTCGGGCGCGCAGTCGAAAGAGCAGGCTGCGGTCGTGTTTGAGCTGGCGCGCAAGATCATTGAAATGTCGCCCAAGCTGTCGAGCGTGGTCCGAATCCAGCCCAGCGGTAAGCGGCTGATCGGCTTGAGAAAGAACGTGCTGTATCGGGCGCTGAGTGCAGAAGGAAAGACGGCCCACGGCCTGAGTCCGATCCTTGCGATTCTCGATGAGGTCGGCCAGGTGGTCGGGCCTACGGATAAGTTTGTGAGCGCAATCACCAGCGCGCAGGGTGCTTATAGCAACCCGCTACTGATTGCGATTTCAACGCAGGCACCCACCGACGCTGACCTGCTGAGCACCTGGATCGACGCGCAGAAGAATGCGCCTGACCCGCGTGTCGTGTGCCATGTCTACGCGGCGCCCGAGAATTGCGACATTGCCGACCCGAAAGCATGGGCGGCGGCCAATCCGGCCATGGGGAAGTTTCGCAGCATTGCCGACATCCAAAAGCAGTGCAAGCAGGCGCAAGAGTTGCCGGCGAACGAGCCGGAGTTCAAGAATCTGGTCCTGAATATGCGGGTGGATGCAACTTCGCCCTTCGTGACCGGCAGCGTCTGGAAAGAAAACGGCGCAGCTTGTGGCCCGATAGACGGGAAAAGGGTGTGGGCCGGGCTGGATTTGTCAAGCGTCAACGACTTGACCGCATTAGAAGCGGTCACAGAAGATGGCGGCGTTCATTCTGCGTTCTGGTTGCCCTCCGAAGGGCTCAAGGAAAAGAGTCGCAAGGACCGGGTGCCTTACGACCTGTGGGAAAAGCAAGGCATATTGAACACCACGCCAGGCCGGGCCATTGAATATGAGTTCGTAGCCGAGTACCTGCGCGGGTTCTTTGATCGATGCGATGTGCAGGCGCTGGCGTTTGACCGCTACAACATGGTTCATCTTCGGCCTTGGCTGGTGAAGGCTGGGTTTACCGAAGATGAGCTAGAGAAATTTATCCCTTTCGGGCAGGGCACGGCATCTATGACGCCGGCCTTGCGCGAGCTTGAAGTAAAGCTGCTGGGCAAGAAGCTACGACACGGCAACCACCCGATTTTAGAAATGTGCGCCAAGAACGCGACCGTTATTGGCGACTCAGGTGCACGCAAGTTTGACAAGCGCAAGCAGACGCGCCGCATTGACGGCATGGTCGCACTGGCAATGGCTTGCGGCGTCATGCCAAACGAAATTGAAACAGATACCCTAACGCAAGGCTTTGTCATATTGTGAAAATCCTCGACCAAATTGCCGCATCCCTTGGTTACGGCAAGGTCGATTCACGCCCGCAAAATGTGAGCTATTCCGATGCCGTGATGGAGTCGTTCGGCGTGGCGTCCAGCGGAGTCACGGTATCGGCCACCAGTGCCATGCGCGTGTCTGCTGTTGCTGCATGCGTGGCTAAGATCAGCGGCGCTATCGTTTCTATGCCATTGCATGTGTACCGCTTGAACGGCGGCGACATCCCCGACCGCCTGCCGCGTGACCCACTTTGGTATTTGCTCAATGAGCAGCCAAGCCCGCAATACACCGCATCGAGCATGTGGGAGGGCGTCAGCATGGCGCAACTGCTGCGCGGCGATGCGTTCGGCCTGATCCGACGCGGCGTGAACAACAGCGTGCGCGAGATTTTGCCCCTGCCGTGGGGTAGCGTCAGTCCAATCCGTATGCCCAGCGAAGCGGTTCGCTATTACGTCACTATGCCGACGCACGGCATCAGTACGTGGTTTGATCCATCCGAAATCCTGCATTTCCCCGGCCTGGGCTTTGATGACGCCACCATGCGCAGCATGTCGGTGATCCAGTACGGCGCCCGAAACGCTATCGGCAACGCGATTGCTATGGACACCTACGCCGGCAAGTTCTTTGAAGGTGGCGCACACCCGTCCATCATTCTGGAAACCGACAAGAAGATGAGCGCCGAGCAGGCAAGCGACTTGCGCGCCGCGTTCGTAGCCAAGTACGCGGGCCTGGACAACGCCCACGCGCTGCCACTGGTGCTGACCGAGGGCACTAGTGCCAAGCAGATCAGCCTTTCCGCCGACGATGCCCAATTGCTTGAGGCGCGTAAGTTCCAAGTTCTTGACGTTGCCCGCGCCTTTGGTGTGCCTGGCTACATGATTAATGAATCGACCGGCTCGACCAGCTGGGGTAGCGGCATTGAGTCTATGGGGCGCGGCTTCGTCACTTACACGCTGCAGCCGTGGCTCCGCAAGATCGAGCAGGAGCTGAACCGTAAGCTGTTTCCTCGCGACACTGGCCGATTTGTTGAGTTCTACCGCGACGCCCTAATCGAGGGCGACAGCGCCGCGCAGGGTGCGTATTTCCGCACTGCGCTTGGCGGTCCTGGCGCTGGCGATGGCCATATGAGCGTGAACGAGGTGCGCCGCATCAAGCGCATGGCACCCGTTGACGGTGGCGACGAGCTATTCAAAGCGCCCCGCGACAAACCAACCACGGGAACACCCGCACCATGAAATCCATTTTTAAACTGCACCTTGACAACCTGGCACGCACCAAGCAGCCAGTCAGCCTGGTAAAGAACGAATCCGAAGCCACCCTCTATATCTACGACATGATTTCCGCCGACTATGGGGTGAGCGCCTTGTCGGTGATTGACGCCATTGAGCAGGCCGGCAGCGCCCAAACGCTCAATGTGCGAATCAGCAGCCCTGGCGGTGACGTTTTTGAGTCCCGCGCCATCATGGCCGCTATCGCCCGCTTCCCCGGCAACACCATTGCCCACATCGACGGCGTGTGCGCCAGCGCGGCGACCAGCATTGCGCTGGCCTGCGGCGAGGTCGCCATGAATGACGGCGGATTTTTCATGATCCATTGCGCCAGCGGCCTAGCCTACGGTGACAAGACCGAAATGCGCTCCACGGCCGACCTGCTGGAAAAAGTTGAGGGGGTGATCGTTGCCGATTACACCCAAAAGACCGGCAAGGATGCCGCTGAAATCATGGCCATGATGGAGGCCGAAACATGGATGACGGCAACGCAAGCCCTTGAAAACGGCTTTATTGACAGGATTGAGTACAGCACAGCCAAGCCGGCAAACGCTTGGAACCTGGCCGCTTACAAGAATGCGCCGCCCCTGCCGGCCAAAGAAACACCACCCGAACCCGCACCGGTTGCAGGTTTTTTTACGACTGTCGCAAACGCCAACCGCTTGCGCCTGTCCCTGATCTAACGCTTCTCGCGGAAGAAACGCTGGCCGTCGTTCACGGCCGACCAATCAAGGGCCAATGACGGCCCTTTTTTATTGAAAGGCTCTTATGAGCATCCAAGCCCTCCGCGAGAAAATCGCAAACTTCTCCAAAGAAGCCAATCACCTGCTGGCCGAAAAAGGCTCTGCATCGTGGACCGCTGAAGAACAATCCAAGTTCGACGGCTTCACCAACGAAATCGAAGGCGCCCGCCGCCAGATCGCCAACATCGAAAAGATGCGCGAGCTGGATGCTGACAAGTTCTTCAACGAGGTGCCGGGCAAAAAAGTGGAACTTGAAATCGGCGACATTCTGAATGTGGTGCAAGCCACGGCGCTTTACATGCGCTTCGGCAACAACGTAAGCCCTGAGCAGGCTGTGCAAATCCGCAACGCCATGAGCACCACGACGCCGGCAGAGGGCGGCTTTACCGTCCCGGCCGAAATCGCGACGATGGTGATCGACAAGCTGAAATCTTTCGGCGGCATGCGCGAAGTTGGCACGGTCATCGGCACCGATGGCGGCAGTTCCCTGAATTTCCCAACCAGCGACGGCACGGGCGAAGTCGGCGAAATCGTCGGTGAAAATGCCGCCGCTGCTGCTGGCGACCTGACGTTCGGCACGATCCCGCTGCCGGTGTTCAAGTATTCCAGCAAGAAGGTTGCCCTGCCTGTCGAGCTGATCCAGGACAGCGGCATTGACGTGATCGCCTTTGTGGTCAACCGCCTGGCCACCCGCATTGCCCGCATCCAGAACACCCACTTTACCGTGGGTGCTGGCACGACCCAGCCGGATGGCGTCATGTTGAAGTCTGCGACGGGCAAGACCGGCACCACCGGCCAAACCCTGACCGTCACCTATGACGACCTGGTGGACCTCAAGCACTCCGTCAATCGCGCTTATCGCGCAAATGCCAAATACATGATGAACGACCTGTCTGTCGCTGTTGTGTCCAAGCTGAAAGACACGACCGGCCGGCCGATCTGGGTTCCATCGATCACCGAAGGCGCGCCGGATATGTTGAACGGTCATGCCGTCGCCATCAATGATGACGTGGCAGTCATGGCAGCAAATGCCAAGTCCATCGCCTTCGGCGACCTGTCGCAGTACACCATCCGCGACGTGAAGGGTTCGACCAGCCTGCGCCGCTTTGATGATTCCGCTTTTGCCTTGCTGGGCCAGGTCGGGTTCTGCGGCTGGACCCGCTCGGGCGGCAACCTGCTGGACACCGCCGCCGTGCGCGTGTACGTCAATTCGGCCACCTAAATGGCGACCAAGAAGCCCGAAACCGTCGAAGCCTTCGTGCTGTGCGACTGCGGGTTCGGCAAGAGCGGGGAAGTGGTGACGCTTCCCGCTGCTGATGCTGCGGTCGGCGCGCTGCACGGCGTGCTGGACCTTCACCCTGACGCTATCTCGGCACACAAGCCGTAACAGCTAAGTCATACGCCTTGGAAGCAGGGCGTATCTCTTAACTCCTACCCACTAAAAGGAACAAATATGCCCACGCTCTATATTACCGAATACACCGGCATTCAGGCCGACCCTAGCGCTATGTCAATGAATTGCGCGGTGGTGCCAAGCATCACCCAGCAGGCGATTGTTTACTCAAGCTCAAGCGTGCAATCCGCGACGCTGAACGCAGCTACAAGGCTTGTTCGATTAGTGTCTGACGCCACCTGCTTTAAAGCCACGGGCGTAAACCCAACAGCTACGCAAACCGCCACCCGAATGACGGCAGAAAGCGCGGAATACTTTGCCGTCGCCGCAGGTAGCAACCTGAAAATCGCAGTAATCGCGGCTCTGTAAGAATGTTCGGCAAAAGTCCTGGCCGCTTAGGTGCCACTGGTAGCCGCACGCCCATCCAGCGTGCATTACCTTATCGCACACTGAATCTCGACTTCACAAACGGAAGTGTCTTCGATCCACGCATCACCTTTACCCGCGCAACCTCTGCCACCTACGTCAGCAGTGCAGGGGTGCTGGAGTTGGTAAGCAGTAACAGCCCACGCTTTGATTACGACCCTGTGACGCTGGCTCCCAAGGGGCTGCTGATTGAGGAGCAGAGGACAAATCTGCTGCTCAACAGTGACACACTGCCCACGCAAAGTGTGACAACCACCGCTGTCGCCACAACGCTTTCGTTTTACGGCACTGGCTCGGTGACACTGAGTGGGACGGCCACGGGAACTTTAGTCGGGATTGGTGCGTATCCTTCTCGCGTGCGTCTGACATTCACGGCAACAGCGGGGACGCTAACTCTGACCGTTACAGGCTCCGTTAGATTCGCAAACTTAGAAGCAGGCGCATTCCCCACTAGCTACATCCCCACGACCACGGCTCAAGTCACCCGCGCTGCTGATGTGGCTGTGATGACTGGGGCCAATTTTTCGCAGTGGTTCAGCCAAGCAGCTTTTACGGCCTTTGCTCAGTTCTCCACCCTGTGGTCTGCGCCACTCACGACGACGCAGTCACCATACGTTCTTGGGTTTGACGACACTAATGTTGTGCCTTTCAATGGGTACGGCATGCTGCTCTCGCCGATAAGCGCCACCTCGTCAATTCGATGTTCTGGGCGGCAGGGCGCTACGGCCCCCAACGCCGCAACCAACGCTGGCTTTATCGCCGCCAACGCCGTCTACAAAGCCGCCATCGCAGTAGACGCCATCCAACTCACCGTTGCAGCATCGGGGATTACCCCGGTGTCGGTGGGAAACAGCGTTGTAGGAAG